TCGGAGCGGGTGCCGGTGGGGATGGTGGTGATCCACTTGGGGCTGACGTGAACGGTCGGCCCGAGCGATTCGTACCAGCCCATCCCGACGTAGCGCAGCCTCGGCTCGTCGGTGAACGGCACTACCGGTCCCGGTCAGCCGCGTGCTTGCCGGGGGCGTCGACCAGTGAGGCCGAGTCCGCGTTGTGCACCCGCGACGACGCCACCGACGTCAGCACCGACAGGACCGCAGCCCCGGCGCCGAGGGACAGTGCCTCGCCCCACTGGGCGGTGACAATGTTCAGCGCACCGGCCCCGAAGAACGCGACGACGGTCTGAGCGAACGTCTTAGCTGCCCGCTCGGCGGCGTCGAGGGCGAACGTCCTCGTGAACACGTCAGTCGACTCCTGGTTGGGCGGGCCGGGTGCGTGGCGTGGCGGTGGAGCCAGGCAGCCGGTCATCGGGGATCACTGGGGGCTTGAGCAGGCTGAGGCGATCGCCGATGTCGCGGCGGATCTCCGGCGGGAGCTCGTCGAAAGGCACGCCGGGGCCGCAGTGGTACTTGTCCCGCATCGGGTGCAGCAGGGGCTCGTCGGCGGGGAGGGTGTCGAGCATCCCGCAGGCAAGGTCGTTCAGTTCCTGCTGCATGCGGGCGGTCTCGGCGTCGCGGTACTCGCCGCGGCCCTTCACGTACTCGTCCGCGCGGAGGACCGCCACACCAAGGCCCCACACGCAGCACGCGAGGACCAGCACCATGAGGGTGAGGGCGACCAGGGCGAACCGAAGGGGCCGCGGCACTTGATGGTCGTGGTCCGTGCGTGTGTGGCGCCTGCCCACCTCGGGCACCTCACGGGGCTGCCGAGGGCCAAGCGCGGTCGGCCAGAGGGAACGGGCCGTGATCACCGGGTCCGCCACCCCGGATGGTCGATGTCCTTGGCCCGCTCGATGAGGTCGATGCGGCGGTCGGCCATGTTGGTGGTCTCGGCCAGGTCGATGATCCGTTGACCGTGAACCGCGGTTCGCTCTCTGAGGAACTCCACGTCTTCCACCACATCCTTGATTGCGTCCCGCAGCACCGCCAGGTCGGTCGAGGGCGCTGCAGGGTCTGGTGGGGGAGGAGAAGGGGTGGTGCGGTTAGACCGCGAGTTGAACAGTGCGGCGGCGACGCTGCCCGCGGTCACCACGACCGTGCCCACGAGCCCGAAGATGGCTGTGATGAGTGCAGCATTTCCCCCCGGATCGGCCGCTTCGGCCGCGTACAGCCACACACCTCACCGCTTTCGTATGGAAATACGGAACGCTGCGGTGGCGAACCACAGGTAGAGAAACGGGAACACGACTGCGCCGATGGCGGAGCCGTACCCGTTGACCAGGGCGAGGAGGAAGGTGCCCGACCACATCGACCCGAGTGGGATGACGACGTACCACGTCGCCATCTGCCGGAGCATGGTGGGCCGGTGCAGCACCAGCAGCGCTGTGACGCCCGCGGACAGGCAGGCCAGCCCCCACAGCCACCGGGGTGCGAGGTCGAAGATGGGCTTGGTGCCGGCGTTGTAGACCTGATGATCCGGGGCGAACAGCAGCGCCCCTGCGAGCAGCAGATGGAACGCCGAGCAAGCGCCCAAGGAGAACCGTTCCCAGCCGGGCCAGGCGAGGTGGGATGCGACGCGCACGGCGGCCTCCTCGTCGCTGACGCGCGGAGCCGGAAGGACAGTCAGCACGTCAGGCGGTACGGACGGTGCTGTTCGCGCCGCAGCGGGAGCACCGGTAGTAGGCGTAGCCGTTCATCCGCTTAACGAGCACCCACGCCGAGGAGCCGTCGGGGTTGCGGTGGGAACAGGACGCCATCAGACGGCCAGTCGCTTTCCGAGTTCGTCGGCGACCTGGCGGGCGAGGTCGGCGGGGATCTGCCCGGCGATGGCGGCGGGGTCCTTCGACGCGAGGGCCTCGAGGAGCTTGGTGGACGCGGCCTGGCGCTCGGCCATCGTCTGCACCATGCGGAACAGGGGCTCCTTGTTGGGGCCGACGGGGCGGTCCACGACGGCGCGGGGCAGGTCGGCGACGCCGCGCTTGATGTCGAGGATGTGGTCGATGAAGTGCAGGAAGCCGGGGCCGGAGCCGAAGTCGCCTGCGTCGTTGAGCGCGGCGTGGTGGGTGGCCTCGCGGACCCAGCGCTTGAAGGTGGCTTCGTCGGGCATGTCGTCCTCTTCCTGGATGGCGGCGGCGGGAGAGTTGCGGAGCTTGACGGCGACGCGGGCGACGTCGCCGGGGGGCTTGACGATCTCGAAGTGCATCTCGTCCGGGGTGCCGGTGAAGTCGCCGCCCCAGCGGACGGTGCCGGCGACTTCGGCGAGGATTTTGCGGATCTCGGCGACCTGGGCGGCGGTGAACGTGCCGCGCTTGCCGTTGGGGTGCCGGGTGGCGTTGTAGTCGATCGCCGTGGCCGAGGAGTGGCAGGACAGGTTGGCCGCGTTGCGGTTCTGCCGGTAGGAGTAGCCCCAGTCGTCCTGCTGGTGCCAATCCGGGCGGACGATGGGTTCGACGCGCTTGTGCATCTGCTCGGCGACGTAGCCGAGGACGGTGTGCACGTCACCCTTGCGGACACCGGGGGCGAACGACTCGCCCGCGACGACGAGCGGCTGGATGCCTCCGAAGTCGGCCGGGTTCTGGCTGGCGGTCCAGCCGTTATACGAGGTCTCCATGAGGGGCCCTCTCTCAGCCGACGGGGTAGGTGGCGTAGATCTGGAAGCCGCCGCCTTGGAGTCCGCGGCCGTTGACGCGGACGGTGCCGTCGGTGCCGAACACCGTCTCCAGCACGGAGCCGTGGCCGGTGCCGCCGTACAGGTAGGTGGCGGGGGCGGCGATGGCGAACGTGGGGCGGGCGATGGGCGGCAGCGTGAAGGTGCCCTGGCTGTCGGGGACGGTGAGGTTGATCGGGTTGCCGTTGTTCAAGAACGCGATGTGGGAGCGCAGCGAGCAGAAGCCGTTGCGGACGCGGTACTTGGACCCGCCGGTGCCGAAGGAGAAGGCGCCGCCGACGCCCGGGGTGTCGAGCCAGCCGGTGTCTTCGTTGAACTGGTAGCGGCGCCAGGTCGACCCGTCGTACTGCTCCAAGACCCCGTTGGCGTCGAGGCGAGCGACGGTGAGGGTGGGGTAGCCGGCTCCGGCGGAGATGATGGCGTCGCGCTCGGTGGCGTTGCGCACCGGGATGGGGGTGCCGCGCAGCCCGGTGTAGCGGACCGTGTTGGCGATGGTGACCCCGGCGCCGAGGGTGTTGGTGGCGCCGGTGGTGATGGTGACGGTGGCGAGTTCGAGCGCGCCGACGGGCAGGGCGGGCTTGGTGGGGACGGCTGCGGCGGTGCCGGTGACGACCCCGTACTCCTCCCCCGCGACGCCGTCGGGGGTGGGGATGCCGGGGGTGTTGTCCTGCATCTTCACGTACACGACGTCAATGCGGGAGTTCGACCCCGGGGCCGCGGTCAGGTTGACGACGCGGGTGACCTCGTTGGAGCCCCTGTACGGCCCGTTGGCCGCGCCGCGCGAGGTGACCCAGTGGTTGGTGCGGATCTGCACCGTCATCGGCGCCGTCGCAGTCGTGCCCACCACCAGGGAGGTGAAGTTCGGGCCGGGCAGCACGCCGGTGCGGACGTCGACCGCCGTGTTGCCGGCCACGGCGATGAGGCCGGCGTCGTCGAGGCGGGCGTCCTGCGCGGAGACCACGCCGGGGGTGTGCAATGCGTCGGCCATGCCGCTCCCTAATGATCGAATAGCATCAGTGCATGAGTGAGACCGGGCAGGCGATGGAAGGTGTCGGCACGTTCGACGAGGACGGCAGGTACACCCCGGCGCTGCCCAAGCGGCTGCCCGGGGAGCCCCCGTCGCAGCCGATGACGCCGCCGCCGCCCATCGAGGGGCTGGCGCCGACCCGGCTGGGCTAGAACCCGGCGCGGGAGTACATCGACACGGGGACGGTGCGGACGGCGCCGGTCGCCGACGTGCGCCGCGCTTGCACCTCTACCGCGATCCAGTCGTCGATCTCGCCGGGGACGTTCCCGAAGAAGCCGTACGTGTTGACGGAGAAGCCGAGGGTGGCCACCGGGCCCAACTGCTGCCCGTTGACCAGGACCCGAAGTTCGCCGGTGGTGCCGGCGGTGTCCATGGTGGCGCGGATGGTCACCGACAGGCCGGCGTGGTTCTTGTAGAAGCCGCCGCCGAAGACCGTTTCGAAGGTGCCGGACACGCTGGACACGGTCATGTCCTGGTAGCGGTTGGCGTAGAGCGGCTGGGAGACGTAGGGGCGGGACAGGCCCCCGAAGAGGGAGTCGGTGTTGACGACGGTGCGTTCGTCGCGGTCTCGGAGGATGACCACGGAGCCGCCGGTGGCGGCGCTGGTGCGGAACGTGGCAACGTCCTTACCGGAGGCGTCCTCGACGAGCAGGCCGGTGCCCTGGTAGGTGACGCCGTCGTCGGCGACGATGTCGCCTACGTAGACGGCCATACCGCCGCCAAGGTCCTGCGGGTAGCGGACGCTGAACCGGCCGCCGTCGCGGATGGTGAGGCCGTTGCCGCCGGAGATGCTGGCGTTGCGAAGCGCCCCGCTTCTGGCGTACTTGGCGACGGCGCGTTCGGCGATCTGCTCGACCCGCTCCCAAAACCCGGGCGGCGTGCCAGCCTCCTGCGTCACAGCTGTGCCGCCATCGGGTACATCTCCAGGGTCAGGTTGTCCGACAGGTCACCGGTGACGGTCTTGACGCGCATGGTGCGGGTGCCGTCCGGAATCCAGGCATCACCCTTGGTGGTGACCTGGCAGTAGTCGCCGGCCATCACCTCCCAGCCGATCCCCGGGCGCCCGTCGTCTCGGCGGGCGCGCACCGTCAGCCGCCACACCTCGATCGGGCGGGCCCGGCGCGCCAACAGCGCCTCCGCGTGCCCCGCCAGCGTGTTCAGCCGCTCCACCGTGTGGTGCGCGTCGTCGGCGTCGGTGCGCGGCCACCCCCGCTCCAACAGCGAGTTGTCCTCCCGCATCACCATGAGGATGTCTTCCTCCTGGCCGTACCCGGTCAAGTACACCCGCTGCGCCATCTCCGTCGGGTCCTCATCCGTCGAGATACCCAGCACCGGGGACTTGGGGGCGGTGGTGTCGAACACCCAATCGGGTCCGGCCTGGAACAACTGCGGGGTGAGGTCGGTGCCGACCTGCATCACCCACTCGAGGAAGCGCGGGTCCCCGGCCTTGCGGCGCGGCACGAACCGCACATCCGGGGCGTCCACGGCGCGCTGCGTGATCTGCCGAATCTGCTCCCCGTACGTGAGGAGCTTCCACATCGGGAACGTCTCCTCGTGGTCCCCGGCCTCATCGGGGGGAAGCACGATCGGCAACTGCGTGTAGTAGAACGTCAGCAACTGGGCGACAAGGCCGCGCGCGATCCCACCCAGGCTCTTACCGGCGATGGTCAGCGAGTTCCGCTGGATCGGCGCGGCGAGGGGGCTGATGCGGACCTTCACCCGGTCCAGGTACGCCCACAGCCCCGCCGCACCCAGCGTGAGCGTCCCGGACTCCCAGTCCCAGGTGCGGGAGGTGACCGGGCCGGCCTGCACGATCCGGCCGTCCACTTCGACGGCGAGGAAGTTGCGCCACCCGTGGGTGTGCTCCCGCAGGTGGTACTTCCTGACGACCGGCTCCGGAATCGTGACCCCGGTGATGGAGCCGGCCGCGTTGAGCTCGTCAGACCAGCGCAGACCCGTGACGTCCCCGGAGGTGAGGGTGGTGATGATGCGGCCGGACTTGAACTCCCCGATGAGCACCGCAACGCTCAGCGCAACTCACCTCCCGGGTGTATTGACAAGGTGTAGGGACACCGGGCATAGTCACCGGCATGAGCAGCCAGGCGATCACCGGGACCCTCACCGCGATCACCGACGACACCTTCAAGGGCGTGGCGATCAAGGTCTACGCGATCACCACCACCGACGGCACCATCGTCGAAGCTGGCGAGCCCGCGAGCGCCTACGCCCACGACCAGGCGCCCGTCATCGACGGCGCGACCGTGTGGACACCCAACCCGCGCGGTGTCATCGGCGACACCATCACCGTCGAGGGCCAGATCAAGTCCGACGGCCGCCTGCACTTCTACGGCGAGGACTGGACCGTCGCCTAATGCCTAACCAGCCTGCGACCCCGGCCCGCTCCGTGCGAGTCGGCGTCGGCCTGTGGAACACCGCCAAAGCCAAAGCCGCCAAGCGTGGCGAGACCGTGACCGATGTGATCGTGCGGGCGCTACGGGCATACGTGGACGACGCTCACCAGTAAGCCCCTCGCACCGTCGCCGTCAGAGAAGCGGTCGGCTCGAACAAAGGGGCCAGACCGGTGAACTGCACCGTCAACGTCGACTGCGCCGGAACCTGCATCCAGTCCGCCACCGTCATGTTCGCCCGCCGATCCGCCGTGCCCTCCACCACTACCGACCCGTCGGCGGTGTCGATCGTCAGCGTCTGCCCGAACTGCACCGCGTACGGGTACACCAGCCGCTGACCGCCCGCCGACAGCTCGAACCCGCCCTGCAGCGAGCCGGTCACGTCGAACCGGATCGACGCCGGGGCCGTGCCCGGGTTGGACAGCTGGAGCTGCCCCAACGCGCCCAACACGCCGTAGTCCAGGTTATAGGTCAGGTCATAGGCCAGCCCGCCACCTGGCGACGGGAGGCCCGTGGAGACGCTCACAGCGTCGCCGTACCGCAGCGGGTCCGGGCAGCGCCACTGCAGCAACCACCCGAACCGGCCGATCCCCCACTGTCGGCGTACCACCCGCGCGGCGAGCAACTGCGCTCCAGCAGTCAGCGTGCGCCCAGCGTGCGTTACCGTCAGCGGCGCCTCCAGAGCGTCGAACGCAGCAGCGCTTTGCAGCCCCCACAGCAGCTCGTCGCGGCGCTCAGGTGAATCGCTGAACCCCTCCACCGTCACGATCCGCTCATCGGCCCACATCGGCGCCGAGTGCGTGCCGTGCCCGCGAGACCGGACCTGCTTGTCATACCGGGCGTCCGGGCGATCCTCCCAGCCCTCCAGCGACGTGATCCGGTAGAGCTGATCCGCGCCGGTGGCAAGGGTCAAGTCGCGCCACCGCACCGCCGTGGCGCCACGACCAGCGGAAGGCGCGGTAGGCGCGGCGGCCGGTTCCGCGTCCGCGGTCACCTGCTGCGCGATCGACGGCGACGCGTTCGCCACCCCACCCCACGTGTAGAACACGGGGGAGGCGTCCGGGGTGTCCCCGTCGAAGTAGGCCCCGGCGGTGGCACCGACCTCGACCAGGACCCCGGTGGCATCGATGGTGTCCCCGACCTGCCACAGCGCCCCGGCCGTCAGTGCGTAGTCGACCCGCACCCGGGTCGCGCCGACCGGCGCGGTCGCCGTGTGGCTGTAACGGGTCCACGTGTCCGCCGCGGTCGTCGACGACGCCCCCAGCACCGGAGTGCCGACCTGGGTGCCCGCGTCATTCAGCCAGAGCAGGCGGCACAGCGCGGTCTGACCGGCCCTAGAAGTGCGCCCGTAGATGCTGCCGGTGACCGTCTCCCCAGCAGCGACCGGAATGGTGTGCGGAGCGGTGCTGCCGCCGTAGTTCACGCTGGTCGCCACACCGGTGGACGCGGCGGTGTACGTACGGCGAGACGCGGTGGCGAGCCCGGCCGGGTGGTCGGTGACCGCGACCGTGGAAGCGGCCAGCGTGCCACCGGTGCTAGTCGAGCCCCACCCCGCACCGCCGTTGGCGACCCGCGGATTGGGAGCCAGGTTGCGGCGAACCTCAGTCAGCGTGAACGACGCCACGTGTCACCTCGTCCTCGCTTCCAGGGCCAGCTTGCGGGCCACGTCATCGGCGGTGCCCTCGACCACGGTCATGCGGTCCACGGTGAACAGCGGCCCGGACTGCCGTGGCTCCACGGCCGACACCGGGGCACGCAGAACAGGAGCCGAGGCCAGCGCCACGGTCGGCTGGATGCCGCCGATCTGCGAGGTGAGCCCCCCCAGGGTGTCGCGGATGTCGCCGAACTTGGACACCAGCCCGTTCTCGAAGCCCTGCATCACCAGGCGGCCGGCGTTCCGCAGGATCACTGCATCCCGCTCGGCGGGGCCCTTCCAGTCCGGCAGCATCCCGGTCAGGTTGGACAGGGTGCTGCGGACCGTGTTGAACGCGGACTTGATGCCGTTGATGAACCCGTCGATGACGGACTTGCCGGCGTTCCACAGCAGGCTGCCCATGTTGCCCAGCGCCGACAGGATCTTCCCCGGCAGGCTGCGGACGAACGACACGACGCCATCGACGCCGCCGCCGACCGCGTTACGGACGTTGTTCCAGGCGTTGATCGTGCCGTTGCGGACCGCGTTCCACGCGCCGGTGACGACGCCGACGACGAAGGAGACGGCTGCCGACACCGCGCTCTTGATCCAGTTCCAGGCGTTGATGACCCCGTTGGACACCGCCGACCACGCCGCCTTCGTCGCCGCGACGACCTTGTCCCAGTTGGCGATGATGAGGGCGACCACGGCGATCACCGCGGCGATGGCCCAGCCGATCGGGCCGAGCGCGATGAACCATGCGGCGGCCATGCGGGCGGCCTGGATCAGCGCCTGGGCGCCCATCAGCACCCACCCGGCGACCACTCGTGCTGCGGTGGCGGCCATGGATGCGGCCATCACGGCGCCCTGCGCGACGAACTGCGCGGCCATGACCGCCAGCGACGCCACGACCCGGGCCGCCGCCATCGCCCACTGCGCGGCGACCACAGCGCCGTGCGCGACAGCCTGCGCGGCCATCAGTACCCATCCGGCGACCACCCGGGCGGCCTGCACGGCGAATGACGCGGCGCCCGCGACGGCCGACGCGACGATCTGCGCGGTCCACACTGCGGCGATCTTGATGCCTTGCGCGGCGGCCTGCGTGCCCATCAGTACCCAGCCGACGACGACCTGCAACGCGGACTTGGACTGCGTCGCGGCGCTGGTGGTCGATGCGGCGGCTGTGGTGAACCAGGCGACCGTGTTCGTGGCAGCGGCCACCGTAGACCGCACCGCCCACACACTCAGCGCCGCCACCAGCACCCCACCGATCAGGCCGGCGATGACGGACACAGTGGTCTGGTGCTGCGCGAGGAAGTCGAACACCGACCGCGCGGCCGGCAACAGCGTGCCCGACAGCACCGTCGACGCGGCGCTGACCGCAGGCCCGAACTGGGTCGCCAGCGTCGACGCGATCGAATTCACCACCGGCAGCACCTTGCCGCCGAAGATGTCGACGAACGTCTGCGTGGCCTGCCGCTTGAACGCCTCGAGGTTGGTGGCGGCGTTGTCGTTGAGGGTGGCGCCCATCTTGTCCGCGGCCCCGGCGACGTCGCCGAGCGCGGCCACGGCCTCCGAGGGGTCCATGGCGAACAGCGCCTCACCCAGGTCCTCGGCCTGGGTGCCGAACAGCCCCACGGCGGCGGCGTTGCGCGCGACCGGGTCCTCCATGCCGCGCAGCCGGTCGAGGATGGTGTCCAGGCCCTTGGTGGCGCCCTCACCGCCCCCGGCGATCTGCGCGGTCATGTCCTTCGCGGACAGCCCCAGCGCCTGGAACGCCTCGGCGGACGTCTTCGACCCGTCGGTGGCGCGGATCTGAAACTCCTTGAGCGCGTCCGCCACCAGATCGGCGTTGCGAGCGCCCCCGGCCATACCCTGCTCGATCAGGCCCATCGCGGTCTGCCCGTCGATCCCCAGCCGCTGGAACAGCGCCGGGTACTCGACGAAGGTGTCCAGCAGGTCCCCGGAGGCGTCGGCGCCCTGCTGCATGCCGACGGTGAGGATGTCCATGGCCTCGTCGGCGTTCGCCGCCAGCCCGGTGCGGATCATCTGGCCCACGGCGTTCGTGGTCGCCCCAAGGTCCTGATCGAACGCCGTCGCCAGGTCCAGCACCTTCGCCGTGACCGACTGGATCTGCTCGTTGGAGGCGCCCTCCATCACCGCGCCGGACTGGATCACGCCGCGGATGGCCTCGTTGACCTGCTCCATCGACTCCCCGTACGCG